TGTGAACACACACCAAGCTAAATCATATCTACTAAGATTACAAAGACAGAAAGAAACTATAACTCCTGGTACATCACAACCTGAAGTGTTCAATGTATTAGGGCAGTTAGAAGCTTTAGAAAAAGGATTGAGAGAAAATACTTTATCTTTAGACGCTAAGAAAACTAAAAAATTAAAATGAAGTTCGATTTCGTTTATTTAGGTCAGACGGTTTTAAAATACCAGGTCCCCCTGGAAATATTCGTAGGTCTTAACGAGATTTACGAAAAACAAAAAAAACAATTACCTTCAGCAAATAAACAGTTAGTGGGTAAAATAGAAGATGAAGTATCTTTATATTATTCTGGTCCTAACAACGATAAGATGCATCAGCATTGTTTCTTACCACAAGACATATTACAATGGTTTCATAGTATCTTTGATCATTACACAGATTGGAACAAGATAGGTCAAACAGAGAAAGCTATAAATTCTGTTTGGGTTAATGAAATGAAAGCTGGCGAGTATAATCCTGTGCATATCCATCAAGGTAAACTCTATACAGGTTTATCATCAGTTATGATTATGAAATTACCTAAAGAAACAGGTGTAGAATATTCTGCTCCTGAAAAACCTATGAATGGACGATTACAAATTATTGGTGCAGGTAGTGGACAATTTTCTAAGACAGATTATTCACCTAACATGAAAATAGGAGACTTCTATGTTTTTCCATATGATATGAGACACTGCGTTTATCCATTTAACGGAACAAAAGAAAAAAGAAGAACATTAGTTTGTAATGTAGATATCAATTATAATCCTGTATCTTCAAGAACTGGATCAGGACAAAACGAATGATACCTAGAATGCCACGATGGCAATCTTATGTTGCCACAACTACACAACCCATCTTTACACCTGAACAATGTAAGTTGATTATTGATGCAGGTCATCAATGTAAACCTGAAGAAGCAAAAGTTGGCGGGGGTGAATCAGGTAAGTATGATACTAAGAAACGAGTTACAACTATATCTTGGATACCTTTTAATAAATTACCTGAGATGTACAAAGTTATTGAGAATCAACTCTCTATCGTAAACTTAAATCATTTTGGTTTTGATGGTATGAGATTAACAGAACCTGCACAGTTTACTGTATATCCTAAAAAAGGTTTTTATGATTGGCATATGGATTTAAATGCTTTTGGTCAAGAGGGTCAGAATCCAATACGTAAGATATCTATGACATTATTATTATCAGATCCATCAGAGTTTACAGGAGGTGAGCTTACATTTTCAGAAATGGGTGATAACAAACCTCTGCCCTTGAAACAAGGACAAGCAATATTTTTTGCATCATTCTTAAGACACAAAGTAGCTCCAGTTAAAAAGGGGGTTAGAAAATCA